GAGGATGGTACCTTCCATGATATGAAGGCTGCCCTCGTTGATGAAGTCGTCATACTTCTTCCGCATTGCACCCGGAAGGTTCATCAATGTCAGAGAAGTGATGTAGCTACGAGTCTTGATTCCGAACCCGCCGTTGCCGAGCGGGAACATGAAGGTGAAGGCACAGAAGTCGTCACCCTGCGAAAGGTCAGCACCGAGTGCGCAGGGCATACCGTCGAACCAGGCCCGAGGATGCGGAAGGGTCTCCTCGTAAGTGAAGAAGTACGTGAAGCCCTCCATGGGTATCCCGAATCTCTTGGCGAGAATATCGTTTCTCGCCGCTGGGGCTTTCTCGGCCCGTTCGACATCCAGTTGATAGACGTCGTAAGTGACCGTCTTTCCGAGATTCGGGTTGGCCTTCAGCCACGTCTCCGGATTTGCGACTTCTTCCAGTTCATCCAGCTTGTAGTGCCAGATCGAAACGTGGGGCGCTTGGTACTTGCCTTTGAGAATATCGGCAAGCTCAAGCTTGATAGTGTCGCCACTGCCGTTCCGGACTGTTCCCTCAGAGCTGACAGCCACGATGAGGTAGTCGTCGAGCTTTGAGGCTCCCTGTTCGATGGCACCGATGACATCCTCTCGGAGATCTCCGGAAAGCCACTCATCTACAGTGGCGACCTTGGTCCGAAGACCCTGCAACTTGTTGATGGTCATCGGGCGGACTTCGAGCATCGAGCCCGTGAGGAAGTTTTCGACACCCTTTTTGGTCGCAGCGAGCTTAACTCTGTTCGCTTTTGATCCAGTTGTGTTCTGAAGTGATCCTTCTGTCAAAAATGCGAACAGAGGTCCACGGCTCCGAGTGATAGAAGTGCGAATCGGTGACATTACCTCTTCGGCTTGCTTCATCGTCGGAGCTGTCGTGATCTGATGAGTCGTCGACGTGTCTACATTGAGGAAATAACTCTGAAGACACGACTCGTAAAGCGACTTGGCAGCACCTCGGGCAACGATGAGATACTGCTTGGTCGTCAGACGCTTCTTGACGATCTTGTCGACGTAAACACCGCCGCGACCATTCGGAAGGGGTTCGTAGACACTTCGGTTGACGAAGTAGTACCAGCAGAAAATCTGCTCGGCCCACATCTTGAACGTGTCCAGCAGATGCAGATCACTGCCATCAGTCAGCGTCAGCTCATTCTCACAGTAGAGAATGAAGCCTTCCGTAGGTCTTGGGTCGTAGTAGATGTTCGGGTTGGCGATGAGTGCGTCGATACGGTTCATCTCCAGTGAGATTTCCCGGTTGACTGGAATCTCTCCCCGAATAACCGCATCACGGAATTCGCCATAGTACTTGGGCGTCGCCGTGTTCGACAGTTCCACCGTCTACCCTCCTTTCCACTACCTTGTCATTCGCCTTACGATGACCCCAGCACCTGCGGCGGCTGCGGGACCGGCACCACCTGTGAAATATCCGAAGCCTGCAGCAGCGGCAGTCTTGACGCCAGTCTTGACGGCCTCACCAGTTGGAGTCTCCAGGAACTTTCGGGTCTTCTCGATGGTGTTGCCTATAGCGAGTATCCTCTTGACCTGGTTATGCCCTCGGTCAATTATCGCCTGATCCCGAGGTGAGGGAGAGGTGATCGACTGCTGGAAACGGCGTTCCAGATCCATCCGCTCGAGATACTGCCGCATCTCCTGATTGCTGAGGGAAGACGTCCCGGACGTTTCGATCTTGCCGTGGAGCTTCTCCACAACCTTGGCGTCATCCGAGAGCCGAGGCTTGGGTCCGCTTGGGGCGCTGGCGAGTTCGGCGTCACTCCTACGGACGCCCCACTTCATGCCTTTGACACCGTAGTGGGAGAGGGAACTTTGAGCGGCATCGAACTCGTAAGCCATCTCCGTAAGACCTCCCCAGAAATCGTCGGTGTCTTCGGCTTCTTTCGTAACCTTGAAACCCATCTTCTCGTAGATGTGACGAGCGTCGGGAGAGTTTCCGGGAACTTCCAGGGTCATTCTCTTGAAACCCTGCTGCTTGCCGAAGTCTCTGCCCGCCTTCATGACGGCTGTGGCATAGCCCTTTCCACGAGCAGACTTGTTGATCCCCAGCCAGTTGAGGTAAAGCTCGTCATCGTTCTTCTTCTCAACGATGGCGTCTCCGACCTTCTTACCGGAACTGTCCAGAATATCGAGGTTCGCCGTCTTTGAGTACTCTTCGCGGTACTTCTTGCTCATGCGGCCCATAAGATTGTGGAGCTTGGTGGGCTGCATCTTCTTCAGTGTGATCGTTTCCCCGGATGCCGTCTTCCGGGAAACCGAGTCTGGTCCGAGAGACTTCAGAGGTTCTCGGGGAGTCTTCGTCTCAGCCTTCCGGACACCCCACTTCATACCCTTGACGCCGTAGTGCTTCACAGCGTCGTCTTCTACTTCCGAGATATAGGTCTCGAGAAGGTCGAGAAGCCCCCCGTACTCATCTTCGAGATTGAAGTCGGAATGAGACAGAACGTCGCTCATGGCGGCGCGGCCTCTTTCGATCTGAGACATCGCTACCTCCATGTCGGTGTCCGGATACTTGAGTTCGAACGTGGGACCTACAGAATCATCGACCCAGAGAGCGATGCGGTCGAAACTCACCCAGTTGAATTCGCCGTCGTTGGGATCATTCTTCGCCGGATTGTCAGGATACCCCAGAGTGAGATGGGGCGTCCACGAAGGGAACTGATCTGGGATCAGATACGCTTTTCGGATCAGCTCGTTCTGAAGGAGATGACTTCTGAACAGAGCGAGGTCCTTCGTCCACTCCTTGTAGAAGAAGAGTACGTCAGCGTTCTTGTCACCCAGTTCACCCCGCTTCTCGACTTCGAGAGTGAAAGGACTGAGCTGAGAAGCAGCATGCTCGATCTGCCCTACGACGAGCTCCATCTCAGTGGCATCGAAAGGATTTGCGCCGAGATAGAGAAGGGTCAGATGAGGTTCCTTCTCGCTGGAGATCTTCCGAACGTAGTCTCCCTCACGAGGGAGGGCTACTACAACGAGATCGGTTCGGTCCATTGGTCACCCTCCCTCAGAACGCTGATCCTGTACGTGTACTCGTCGCGCTGCTGTTTGTACGCATCCCCGAGGAAGGACGTTCCAGGAGGATCAAACAGCCTCTTCACTTCGAGATAGACGTATGACTTCACGAAGTTGTACCGTTTGTCTGGGAGGAAGTCTTCCCACACGGCCGAGTCATCCTCGATCTCGAACCCGACGTCGGGACCAACTCCCAGCTGCGTCAGAGTAGAGAACACAGAGTTGATGTGTATCAAGAGATCGATGTCGAAGCTGTCATCATCTTCGGTCAGCCCGACAACCTTCTTGATGCTGTTGAGTATGCTTTGGGGCATGTGGGAAACCTCCTCCCATTTTGACAGTTAGCGCTTGCCTTGCTTGATCAGCTTGTTGACTTCGCGCTGGACATTGACGGGGTTGTAGCCCGCTTCCCTCAGATCCTCCGACCGCTCGGGGTCGTCACCCCACTGACCCCTGAGGACCTCGAACGCGACCTGCTGGACGGTCTTCTGGCCCTTCTTCGGGGTCATCAGTTCTTCGACTCGAGCCTGGACCTTCTCGGGGTCGTAGCCCGCCTTCAGGAGCTTCCGGACCCTGGCCGGACCGTTGTCCCACTTGCCCTGGAGGACTTCCTGAGCCAGCTGCTCGATCGTCTTCCTGACGGGGGTGGAGGGGTCCGGGGAGGAGGGGGAGTCTCCGGGCTTCCGATAGCTGCCCGCGAAGAACAGCACGTGGACATGGTCGTAGTGGTTCTCGGTGACGCTGCCGCGGTCGGCCATCTTGCGCCGTACACCGGGCTGGGTGACGGTCGACGTGATGTGCTGTTCCCAGATCACATGCTGCAGCCGAAGACGCTCGCGGTTCTTCCAGATGTAGTTGCGGATCCAGTCACCGGCCGCCTCGTTACGGACCATGAGGTCGAGAGCCCGTCCAGTGGCATGTTCCGAGCTGGAACCCATACCCCACATGTACCAGATCTCGTGACCGGCGGCCTTGGCCGCGTTGAAGATCTCCTCGGATATGGACCGAGTGGCAGGCTGGATCTTGCCGAGCTTGGCGCTGACGGTCTTGTAGCTTGCGGCCATGGTTACTCGGTCTCCTTCTTGTTCGTCTCTTCGACGCTGAAGTCGGCCTCGGACTCGTCGGCTTCGAGCTTGTCCTCATCGAAGAGGTCCGGCTCGTTGGGCGGTTCGGGAGTCTTGGCAGTCATGCTCGACACCTTTGTTTCGTGAAGTTCATCGTAGATTGAGTAGAGGTGATGGATCCCTTTGATACCCATGACGGTCACCAGAGTTTCGTATCACCGGGTCTGCGTTCGATCGGTCTCAGAGGAGCCAGTTTTCCGTCACCGTAGTGAATGGCGTTGTGAGTTCTCAGAGTGACCGTGACGAGATTGTTCGGATCAAGGATGCTCGGATCACTGGATTCGACGTCCGCAACGGTCATCGGATTCAGGTGATGTATGTAGAGGGCTTGGTGGATCTCGAAACCTTCAAGCCCCATGTCACATCCGTTGTCACGGACGATGATCTCGTTACGCAGTCTCTTCCACTCTCTCGAGCGGTAGAACATCTGGTTGAGATAACGATCGAAACCGAAAGTCTCTCTGCCGACTTTTCCCCGGAGGGAAAGGTACTCGAAGCGTTCCTCGAACGTGGGGAGTCGGATCAGTTCGGAATACGATCTACTGATCATCTTCTTCGCCGTAACCGTTGTAGGAGCGGAGAGCCTTGATGACTTGCTTGTAGCCGTCTTCCATCCGCTGTTGGGCTAGTAGGGCTTCACGTTTAGCCTCCAGCAAAGCGTTCTCATGCTCGAGTCGTTCCTTCTCCAACCTCTCTCTCGCCGAACCGGCTTTGAGAAATGCGGAGATCACCTGAGCAGACGCTGTTCCATCCTCCAACTGACGTTCTGCCAGATCCCAGGCGAGACCGATCAGTTGGTTCTCACGACCCTCTGGAGTGGTTGCAGTACTACGCCGGGGCCGCCTAGGTTCTGATCCACTACTACGTGGTTCAGGATTACTTCGCCTGCGCGGCGGCATAGTTCTCACCTACTTTCTAGTGGGTTCATGACAAGAAGACATAGGAGAAGGGGGAGGCTGGTCCAGGCTTGGAGCTGTTGCGTGGGCGTCAACACGTACACATGCCGCTAAACATGCGTAGAACTCCATTCATCAGCCTCCCCCTTCGTTCTTAGAACTACCGAGAGTTCTTCAGAGGCTTCCCTACGGGGTAGGGGGTTTGCGTAAGGAAGCCTCAGAGGAGCCCTCGGGGTCAAAAACCTCTGCGGAAAAGTTCCGCCGGGGGAAAAATATAGAGGCGGGCGATGCACAGAGGGGGTCATTTTCGCGAACCCCCCCCCCTATCTTCAAAGTTGGAGGGAAAAGTCTGCAACCCATGTACAGTTTACGGTTCGAGGTCGGTCAGAGCGCCCAAGGCAATAGCCCGGTCCTGCGATACACATTTAGCATCTAGAAACAGAACCTACTCTGACCAACCTCGAACCTG